CCCCAATCATTAGAACCCCAAGGAGACGCTGACATGCGTTACCCCTTAGCTTATTCTTAAGATCGCAGCAGAAGTAGTAAATGCAGGGAATTGAATAGTGAACGTACCAGCTGTCGCAGTTTTATCACCACCAAAATCAAGAACAGCAACTGCGCTATCAGAGTTTGATGTGTTGTAAATTAATGCGCCTCTAGCTGTGATTGTAACCCCAGTGAACGATCTATCCGCAAAGTCCACGATTGCTACACCAGATGCAACAGATGTTTGTTGCGATCCCACGGCTAAAGCTCCGCCACCTGCAAGATATTGACCTGATGCACCAACTTCATTGTCTGTAGTGTATGAAGTTGTTGAAGCACCTAAAGTTGCAGTGGAAGTGTATAAAGCTAGTTTAAATTTATTTCCCGATGTTTGTGTAAAATTATGTTTACCTTCTAGCAATTCTTTTTTGAAAGAGTTTGCTATTGCATTTGTTGTAATTGCCATTGTTAGCTCCTTTTAATTTCTTTTTATGGCGATGGAGAATCTAGTGGTATTCTAGTCACGCCATCACTGTAATCATCACGTCTTCTGTATCCTTTTTGTAAAATACTAAACGTTTTCAATTCCTCAGTATAACGGTTTTTGTAGAGATTGTACATATCCACGGGGCCTTTTAAGAATCCATAAGCTTCTGACATCACACCATAGAATAATAGGTTTTCAGCATAAGTGGATAGATACGTTGTTGTATTACTACTGGATAAGTGCTGAGGTGTTTTAATATAGTTAATCTGTACTGTATAAGTGCTTGCGGGCGCCGGAGCCACTAAAATATAAGTCGGATCCTCATCCCAATAAGCATAGTATTTAGGCACCCCAGTTGCTAATGTGGAGGTATCTGGAGAATATTCAGATATAAAAGTTTGGTCTCTTTTTTCTAAAAAGACTCTTGGAGTTCCTGATTGAGTAGAATCAAATACTTCAACAGATCTTAAATATAATAAATCACCGGGTAAATTTAAATAACGATTAGAGGCTACAAAAGTAGATGTAGAGTATTTTCTATCTACATCCATTCCATCTACAGATCTGGAAATTGCAAGTTCAGTGTCCGTAATAAATCCTTCAATAATTGCATCCGTTAAAACATTAGAATCAACTTCAGTATAATCTCTAACTTTTGTTAATAATTCAGAATAAGTTAATGCCATTATGATATCTCCACAGTTACTTTAGATAAATACATTGCTAAAGCGGGTTTAATGTTTCTAGCAGGTCTCATGCCATTTGACGAGAAGGCTGAATCACTTTGACCATCTTCAGGAAAAGCCGTTACCACCATATTTCCCCCACCAATTTGATCAGAGGGGAATCTTTGTGGCCTAACATTTCTTAAAGCTTGAGGATCCGCTCCATAAACTTTAGGTTCTAATTGAGGATGTTTAGGTTCATATTCAGAAATATGGACAAGTGAACCGTTCCATTCTTTAACCATTTCAGTATATGGAAAAGCTTGACCTGATCTATCAGATATTGCTAATGATCTTTTACCTTTTGCAAATGCTCCTGCCATTTAGTCCCTCGTTGGATAATAAGATGAAGGGGCTATAAAAACAGAAGTTCTCTGGCCGTCTTCATCTAATGCTCGTTTAAGTTCGTCTTCATAATAAAGTTTTAAAGCTTCTGTTCTTTGGGGTGAATATTTTAAAGATAAATAAAAAGCTAAACCTGAAATCATACAAGGTATAAATCTAAATGGAACATCGGCATTATTTCCATAAGCTCCTGCATCCTCAACTCGGTTAAGGGTGTAGTATTTTAAATGCGTGTAAGTAGAAGCATCGGGTGTTTGATACAAAGTAATAGTAGGTGTGGTTTGTCGGTCTACATAATATTGAGAAGGCTGTCCTTGATTACCTTTGTTAGGTAAAGCAGCATAAGTAGATCTATCAATTTTAGTTAATGAAACATCTGTGGTTGAAGATGTAATTCCAGAGGATGTTGAAATATAAGCTTCTAAAACATCATTTGTAGAAGTAGGAGTTGTGTATGTTGAAGTTCCTGCGGTTAGCGCTTGAGTTTGTAATTCTGTTTTCCAAAGATGAACTCCTCTATTTCCCCACTCGGAAAATAAAATGTTAAGTCCAACTCTAGCTTTTTTAAGATCGTATCCTGAATTTGTTTGTAGGCCACATCTTTCGTAAGCTTCTTCTACGATTTCGTCAATCGTAAGATCAAATGCTGTAGTACCGGATGTAGCCATTTAAACATAATCCTTTTTATTTTTTTGAAGCTTTTTTAGGTTTCATTGCCATTTTCTTTTTAGCCATTCCACCTTTTTTCATTTTACCCATTGCCATTTTTTTCTTAGGCTTTACTTTTGACATGTCCATATTAAAACACTCCTTTAAAGTTTGTTCCTTTGATAGCGATTCCGCCACCTTTCATTTTGTTTGCTTTTCCTCGTAAGATTTTAAAATCCTCACCAGAAATTTTTCCGTCTTTATTAGCGTCTAGTTTTTTTTGCTTACCTGCCAATCCGCCTTTTTTGTAACCTTTACCCATACCTCTTTCAACATTAGCTGGAGATTCTTCTCTTTTTTTAATTCCTTCTGCCATTGTATCAATAGCAGATCTTTTACCTGTTGCATCTCTAGCCTCTACCTTTTTTATAAATCGTAAAGCTTCTTTATCTTTTGAAGTAATTTTAGGTCCACCTTTTCCTCCTAAATTTTTAGCAAATGAATCCGCTTTTTTTTGATTAATCTGTTTTGCTCTTTCGGTTAATCTATCTTGAGCAATTTTTCTATATTTTTCTTCGGCCTTACCTGCCATGCCACCCTTTTTCATACCCGGTAATTTATCTTGTTTCATATATTCATCCTCTCCAAATCTTCCGATATCTTTATATTTTTTTCCTGACTTTTCGTAAGCTCGCTTACGTAATTTTTTCATTGTGTCTTTTAGTCCAGGCATTATAAATATCTCATTTTTGTTTGATTTATAATACCACCATCTTTCTTTTTTGCAAAGGTAGGCACATTCTTTGGTTTAGGGCCAGTATTTTGGGCTGAGCGTTTTCTGCTTACAGCAGAGGCCTTTTCTCCTTTTGTCATCCGTGTGGCTTTTGCAAGTGGGACACACTTTGGATACTTCCGGTTTGAAGAACTTGCAGATTTTCTTCCACATTCTTGATATTTTCCACCCTTTTTTCTTGCTCCAATATCTACCCATTTTTCTGAAAACCACTTAGTTAATCCTCCTTCTTTCATCTTAGGGACACAGTTTGGAACCATACGTCCATTCTTTTTCTTCATTCCTTTTTGAACGTATCCTTCCCAACATGATCCTCTTTTAGACATATTTATATTTTGTTGTATCAATCATTCCACCATCCTTTTTACCTTTTGGTCCCCAATCTTTTCTTTTCTTTCCGGATGGATCTTTTATTTTACCCGCACATATTTTTGACGCATAAGCGTTAGCATAGGCACTTGGATAGACCTTAAATTTTCTTTTAGCGGCAGCTTTACCTCTTGGACATAATTTAGTCATGTGGCTCCTGTTTAATTTTTTTACGATTATAAACCTTCTTTGAAACTACCACACGTGGCTTATATCGTCTAGTCCGTAGGGTTTTTGCTACTGGGTTTCTTTTTGACTCTACCATCTATCCCCCTATCTTTATCTGGCCAAACGCATTTTATAACGATTTTTCCTGTGTCAGACCAAATTACAATATCATGTCCGTAAGATCTAGTGTGGATCCAATGTTTTTGATAGGTAGGTAAAGTTATTAAGGTTTCGTTTTTACTAGGCATATTTTATTATTTCCTGCTTCTAGTTGTTCAAATCCCCACAATGATAATAATTTAGTTATCAGAGGCATGTCATACTTTGGATAGTCATCAAATACAAAATGAGTTCTTGGAACAGAACGATGAGCAAACCATACAGCCTCTTGAATAACGTCTTTCGTCATATGGGGACCATCAAAATGCACAAAATGAAAAGGACCAAAGTCCCAGTTCTTATTCATAAATTCTACATCTGTCATGTGATATAAATCAAATTTATGATAATCCGAAATATCTTTTAGAAGCTGAACTCGCATTGATTCTGTATAATCACAAGTATATGCAGGTGAGTTATCGTAATGTTGATATTTTAAATTACCGTATGGATCGATTCCGATATGTCGATCAGGATTAAGGTTATCCATAATAATTTTGGATCCTAAACCTTCTCTAACTCCTATCTCACAACTTAAAATATATTTATCTTGATTTAGTCTTACGAACTCTTTTGCCCATTTTGCGAGTAGATCGTACTCTGAGCTGTCTCCTCTTATCATTTCGTGCTCCTCTTAGTTTACCATCAACTTCTTTTGCAATTTGTGCTCTAGAAATTACCATGGCGAATATACGACCTTTCCTATATTAGATCTCGTTGCTGTCAAGGATTCTTTTCTGTTGCCTTTGCCTACATAAGATACGTGAACCCAACCACTGTGGGGTCCTTCTTCTTCTTTATAAAATTCTAAAATAAGTTGATCAAAATCTAAATTTTCTTTAATGTATTTTGCTAGGGCTTTGTTATCAACACCTATCACTTGTATGTCTGCGGCTTCGCCTTTTGCATGTTGTGAATGAATTGTGCTGCCAATAGCAATACATAATTCTGCTGATCTAAATCCTGATGATACAATCACAGGTGCATCATAATGATTACGAATGGGTTGTAAAATAGACTCACAAAGTCTTTTTAAATTTTCAATTTGACCAGCTGTTGGGTTATTATTTATACCATTACGAGAAGCCACTTGCGAGGCTGTCATTTCAGCTAATGAAAAATTAGTTGTTAGTTTCATAAGGAGTATTTAAAAGGGTTAGCTTCAACTTCTATTTTTATTTTAAATAATTTTATTAATTTCGCCATTCGCATTCTTCATACTCCGCATTATAATCAAATTCTTGAAAGTTTCCAGCATTCATTATTTGCTCTCTATAATGATTTTCTTAATACTTTCACTACCATCTACATTTTTTTCCATGATGGCTTTAACTTGGCCACACATAAGTTGTTTATCAGTCATATCCATATTTCTTGTTGCAATTCTTTTACCTTTTAAACACTCGGACATTGAACTTTGAACACGATGTTCTTTAAGTTCGCCATTAATAAAC